ATACTTGGATTATTATTCTGTTGAAGTCCAGAGCCATCATTTGCTACAATAGGATATGCTGGAACTGTAGGAGCAGAACCATTAGAATTTAGTGCTGTATAAATACCCCTTTTAGGGTCATTTAATTCCGCCACATCGCCAACCATTCTTTGCCACTTACGATATTGATCCTGATCCAAATCAGATAGAGCTTTCGCAATAATATATTCAGAATCAAACTCCTGAATTTTCTGACCACCTACAAAAAATGCAACATTCTGAATAATATGGGCTCCTAAATAACGTACCCATTGAAACTCAAATTGACTTGGATTTGGAACTTGCTCCGTTGGTGATCTTCCGTGCGGATATTGTAAATTTGCACCACTTATATCCTTACAGTAAATATCCGGAACACGAAATGTAAAATAGAGATCGCTCAGAAGATCCGCTATTCTTTGAATCTTTACGCGCAGTTGAATAGGATTTGTAAAGGATAATTCATTCGGACCTTCAAGAGGGATTGTAACAGACTCTTGACTAAAATGACTATACTTCTTATAGTTTTTATAGAAATATGTGAAATCCGGATTCCCTGATAATAATGTATTCTGTGCTCCGTAGGCAACTAATGGTATTAAACCACCTCCAGGCATTCTATTAATTGAGTTTCTTTCATGATTTTTAGACCCGCACTAGTCAGTTGCTGAAAGTATCTATAAATAAATCTCTTTAAAATAGATATATTTATATAATAATATTACTTAGGTATGAATCTAAGCAGAAGATGTGTATTGGGTAGTCCAATATGTGTCCGCAAGGTATGGTGGCTTATTCTGTGTAGCAGATACAATGTATGTGCTTGGGCCCTCATTTAGAAGAGAATTGATCTCAGTAAATGACAGTGCATAACTGAAATACTGCAGGCGACTAATCATTCCATTCATGGGCCCTCGGAGGTTGAACCCCTCTTCATCAACACTTGGCACACTTGCCTTCTGAAGACTCACTCTGCGCTGAGAGAAAATGAAGAAATTACCGAAATTCTGGTATGGAATGCCACCCTCAAAGTTGAGTTTCTTTGAGAGATTGCCATTGATATAAACCTCTACCGCATTTTTGCGACACACAACCACCAGATGAAACCACTTCTTTAAGGGAATGTTCTCAATATCAACATAGTTGTTCCATGTGCGTGTAGAATTCATATAAACACGAATAGTATTTGTATCTGGTCGTAAAAAGACACCAGGGCCCATTAGTGGGAATGATAGATTATAGCCCTTGTGGAAAATGTGATGCATTCCACTCTCATCAGCATAAGAACCTTCATTTACTTGTAAGAATGTACTATAGGAAAATTCAATACCAGTATGTTCGTTATCTGACGGGACGATTGGAAGTGAAACAGGATCGTTCGGGTCCTGACGAATCTCCTGTTGCTTATCACTTGTGTATGTATATGGGAGAAGGACTGTACGTGTCTTTGCAACTTGATTCATAGACTTGTATAAAAACTCTAACGTAATAAACACTGTATATACAATGATAGGGAGTACAACACCAAGCACTAATTGAGGGACCATGGCAGTACCATTAAGATACGCTATAACCGTAGAGGTATTGGTCGATGACATCTAACAGTGATTATCAAAATCTAATTCATCTTAGGATAATCAAGGGACCCTGCCGCCTTAGGATCGAATAATGACTTGAGCCACTCAAAGAATGTAAATTGAGGACCAGGGCCTGTCATGTAGTTGCGATACACCTCACCTGGGTTGAGAGCATAACCAAATGCCGATACATTACTCACGTATCCACCAAATCCGCCCTTATCAAGAAGAGATAGTTGATAACCAGCAGAATCTACCTTAAAGAAGCGAGGCAGTACACATGAACGGGCTAATTTACCATCCATATACACATCCGTAGTCCGTCCATTCAGAACAACTGTTATATTGATCCAGCGCTGTAAGTCAATTGTTGTAATATCGCATGAAGGGAATCTGTTATCATCCGCTATAGGTTGTATAGTATCAAATACACCTGTTGAGGAATAATCCGTACGAGGGAGAGAATTACCAATAGGCTGTGCACCTACTGCCTGGCCGGTCTCATGACTATCCACACGAACAGAGAGTGTGTTTTTGAAAGCACCTAGATACACACGTAATGTGTCAAATGCTGATACAGTTGAACCAGAGCCACCGAGACTTAATACATGCTTATTCATATTGCGCCGGTAGTTAAAATCATTGATATATACCCAGAAAGATACAGAGTATTCTCCTCCTTCATACAATGCTGGGAGTTGATCCGACTTTGTAATAATAGCACTATTTGTTCCAGTTTTTACTGCATTACGCGGTCCTTTCACAATATCATATCGTGTAATACCGCCAGCATATAGAAAATTGTAAAGGTAGTACAGTGCAACTATTATCAGTATGACAACGACAATTGTCGTAACGTTTAATACATTTCCTCGCCCAGATGATTCCATATTTAACTATAAGGAGTCCCTAAAAAGTGTAATGTAGATTCAGGGGCTTTTGTATTAGATGGACAAGTTTGCCCTGCTGGGCATATGCTTGGGGGGTCGAGTGAAATCTTAATATTAGGATTTCCACGAGTATCCGAAGTGTATTTATGCTCATATATTACCTCTTGAGGAGTATAGCGACGAGGCGAAGATCTTATGGGTCCAACTATACCAAGAAGACCATCTTGTCCCGCATATACACTATTTAATCTTATAGCGGGTAGTTGTTGCATTCTTACGGATTTAACAATTGTATCATTATACATAATATCAAATCTTCTACCTTCACGAAGAATCGCAACTTGTACCCACTTCTGTTTGGGAATTGGCTGTAAGTCCACATTTTCAACGCGATTAACTGCTGACTGAGTTGTAACAGAAAGTCTCGCGGATCCATCTGTTGCAATTTGTAACTCAAAAGAACCTGGAATACCTAAAATTCTCTTATAAGGTACGTCAATATCTGATGTACGAGGAATACTTTGAATGAAGAGATAAAAGATAATTGTTCCACTTGCACCACCCAAAAAATTACTGGCTACAATACTTGTATCTTGTATAACTGCGTCTTTTGATAAACTCTGGGCTTTACCACTAGACCCTAATGTAGCTATGGAGCGTGTAGTTGGCCACGTTAAGTTTATTAAATAATATGATATTGCAAATATCACTATAAATATTACTATATTAGTAGCGATATTGCCAATGTTCATGACTTATCTAACATTATTATGTAAAATTTATTAATCAGGAGTTATATTCGTAAGAGCGGTCACTGCTGAGACTGCCGCATCACATGAAGAAGTTTCCTGCGATGGAGCATTATCTAAACTTCCGCTTGCAAGCGCCGGTATAGCAGCACGCATTTCCTGAGATGTAATAACATGTGGCCATATATGAAGATTGCGAAGTTCAATACCTCCAAGAGAAGATGGCCAAAATTTACCTGATATTGCAGCAGGTGTTGCACTTAATTTCCTTGTACGGGATAAACGTCCATTTGTATATACTTCAAGACGGGTATCAGTTACTATTACGCCTACACGAAATGGTTTGCGTATAGGTACATTATATAATAAAACACCTTCCAGGTTATTATTTGCAGTTATAATTCCTACCTGTAAATCATTTGTATCGCGTGTTAATGCAAATACGAGTGATCCACCACGAATCATTGATGCTACAGATGCTCGTTCCCTTTGTTCATTTGGTATTGTTGCTAAATCTGTTCCCTTATAGAAGATAATACGTGGAAGACCAGTATATTTATATCCATCTGCAATCTCAATATCCACACATAAACTATAATTATTTCCAGATGTAGAAGATCCTAATGGAGTTTTTGCTACATCTAATGCGCTTACATCACTCTTATTTTTCCAAAATACTTTGTCAGCCCCAGTAATGGTTGGCATCTGTATAATTCCAGGATCATCTGGTGTTTTCTTGAAAATTGGGCGAATAGTATAATGTATAAATATTAATATAATTAATACTATAACAATTATTAGTAGTGCTCTTAATAAAATAGAGCCTATTGATTTAAAGAACCCGCCAGACTCTGTGGCTGTAGGGGTGATACCAGAAGTATATGTCGGTCTGTCTAAGAACGCTTGAAACGGATCCATTGCCGACTAAATCTAGGTAGGACGAATAAAATATATTATAGTACCAATCACAGTTGTAACTCCAACCGTTGTAGCAACTCCGTGTAAGAAAGACCGCATATTTAACTCAGTAAGGTCATCCGAATTCCATACTGGAGAACGCCCACGTTTTCCAAGTGCTGCATAATATGCGAGAACTTCTACTTCAGTCTTCTCTGGTTTATTTAACATTTTATTCACTGTGTTGTGAAGTTTAATTGTCCATCGTAGTAAGTCTGTCCTATTATCAAGAGATGCACTAATTGGCGTATTTTTCAAATGTGCCGTATAATGGTCGCGACATATAGGGCATGGAATGAGCCGTGTAAGAGACTCATAAAATTCTTTCGCAGCCCGTTTATCAATATATGTCGGTTCGCTAGAATATCCAAGAGCAACTAAATGAATTGTGTTCCAAAAAAAGGGCCCCCATACTTCAGGAGGAATATGCATTTCTTTATGTGCGTGTGCTATAAGGGAATGTTAAACTTTATTGACTATAAACGAGAGAAACAAGCCCTAAAGGCTATTAGCGTTATTTCTTTAGTGTTGGATATGATGATTAATCAAAATACAAATAGTTGTTCAAATTGTGGTGAAATTGGACATTCATACCGTGGATGCATGGCACCCGTATGTTCATATGGGCTAATAGCATTTCGCATTAATAATAAATCATTCAAACAAACCTCAAAGCTAACTTCTGATGCAAGGTCCCTTACAGGGTATGAGGGGCAAGATATTCAGTTTCTTCTTATTCAACGAAAGGATTCAATTGGTTATGTAGAACTCATCCGAGGAAAATATAAGCCAGATGATGTTGAGTATATTTCTGCACAGATTGATGGAATGACTGGGGATGAAAGACAGCGAATTATTACACTTCCGTTTGATCGTCTTTGGAATGATATGTGGGGGGCGAATCCGAATTCTAAGCAATATACGAATGAACATGAATCTGCCCGGAAAAAGATTGCTCATTTGCGGGAGAGTGGTGTGTTAGAGAAACTTATTAATGAGTCAAAGGCATCGGTATATACAACTCCCGAATGGGGGTTTCCAAAGGGACGACGTAATCCACGAGAAGATAATATTTCATGCGCAATGCGAGAGTTTAATGAGGAAACAGGGCTTCGGCCATATCAGTATGCTATTGTTGAAAATATGGAGCCTCTACGTGAAACCTTTTTTGGGAGTAATCATGTGCATTACACACATATCTACTATATGGCAAACTGCTCACCTACTTTAGAAGTTTCTATGAAGAAATTTGATTCTCATATGGCACGTGAGGTTGGAGATATTCGTTGGGTAGGTCTGGAGGAGGCATTGAAACTTATCCGCCCCGATAATGTTGAGAAGCGAGAGGTATTGCTCCGTGCATCCAGTATTTTGAGAAATTACTGTGCCTTACAGATGGGATCTACTATTCAGACTGGGGTCGCAGTCTAGTATTATAATACTCGCTCTAATATTAGTTCTATTTTATGAACTAATATGTAGAGTATGTCGTCTGAGGCTGGCATTACTATGATACAGGGAGAACCGCAAGATGTGCCTGTAGCAATTCCTAAAAAAACTAAACGACTTGCAAAAAGACCAAAGAAAGTTGTGGCTGTAACTGAACCTGTGGCTGTAACTGAACCTTTACCAAATAATATATTTGAACAGCAACCAGAGTTTGAGCAACCACAAGAAGTTGAACAGCAACCACAGTTTGAACAACCATTGGAACTTGCACAACCGCCACAAGAAGTTGAACAGCCACCAGAGTTTGAACAACCATTGGAACTTGCACAACCGCCACAAGAAGTTGAACAGCAACCAGAGTTTGAACAACCATTGGAGGTTGAACAGCTACAAGAAGAACCTGCTCCTGCGCCTTTACTTCCAGTTCCTTCAGGAAAATTCAAAAAGATGCCAAAAGTAAAACGTCCTAAGAATCTTGTATTGCCACCACAACCAGCACAGCCAGAACCAGTTCGCCTAAAAACTGTAAGGATTCCAAGAAAACCTAAGCAACCAGAACCGAAACCAGAACCAGAACCAGCACCAGAGCACGATGACAATGAGGAAGAGCAGGCCGAATCATCTCCTACAGTACCTCTGCCACAATTAACAAATCTGAGTGAGGATGAATTAATTGCCCTGTGGAGAACTGAACCTAATGACAGAATTCGCAATCATATTCTCAATACTATGAGTGCAATAGGGCTTTATCCTGGTGATGATATGCACGATGATGAAAAGGCTGGAATATTATATCCTGATATAGAGGATACAAATTTTATCAACCTATTATTGAAAAAGCGCGAATTTGCCGAATCAAAGCAAGACCCTTATAGGCCATTCAAAGAAGGAGATGATAATCCCTGTTCAAGTGTAGCAGCTTTCAAAGTAACATCTGTTCAGAGATTTATTTCCAACTTCTTAAATCCTAGAACACCGTATAATTCAGCTCTTCTATACCATAGTGTAGGTGTAGGTAAAACACAAGCCGCAATCCAAGTGGCAGAAGGATTCTTAGAAGTATATCCACGCAAGAAGATCTTGATTATTGCTCCTGTTACTATCCAATCTGGTTTCTATAGAAATATTTTTGATATTAATAGGGTTGCAATTGGAACAGATTCAGAACCAAATATTGCAAATCAAGGTACTGGTGATCTCTATATGCGAATTACAGGTACCTTATATGAAAGAAATAAGGCTACTATTGAACGTAAAGTGAATGAGGCAATTCGTCGTCGCTATAGTTTCTTCGGTTATCTCGCATTCCGCAATTATATTCGCAAAGTAATTGAGCGTCGTGTTGGAAAAGTTCGCGAAGGGAAGGCCCGTGCGATTGAAGAGGCTCTAAGAAATGAGTTTAGCGGGCGCGTATTAATAATCGACGAAGCCCATCACTTACGCGAGGATGTTGCTGCAACAGAAGAAGATGAAGAATTAGATACTGCTGGCGCAGGTGGGAAAAAAGATGTAGAAGATACAAATGCAGGTAGCAAACTTGCTCCTTATTTAAAACAATTACTTTCAGCAACAGATGGAATGAAACTCGTATTAATGACTGCAACACCAATGTACAACACTGCAAAAGAGATTATTACACTTCTTAACTTTCTCTTAATAAATGACAAGAAACCTACCCTTACAGAGTCTCAGTTATTTGACTCGCAAGGGAATCTGAGAAAAGGATCCAATGCTACGCGTCGCCTTTTACAAAGAGCTGCAACAGCATATGTAAGTTTTATGAGAGGAGAAAATCCTCATACATTTCCCGTAAGACTGAGCCCTAAGGTTAAAATGGTTAGCAATTATCCTGCAACTGATCCAAGTGGGCTACACAGTATTTCAGAAGAAGACCGCATAGCAATGGTAACACTTCCTCTTGTATCGAGCGAACTATATGGAGATTCTCTTGCAAAGATGGACACTATTATGAATGAGGAAATAAGTGAAGCAGCTGCAACATCTGGAAAGTATGGTATACGAATTCGTGATAGACTAATTCAGGCAGGTAATTTCCTATTTCCTGTTGCTGAAGACGAGGATAGTGTGGGGGAAGACGGATTCACCTATACATTTGCGCGTGAAGGAACTGGTGTAAATGTTCAATACAAATGTCGCGATGGGATTTCTCCAGACTGGCTTTCAGTTGAAAATATTCGCGAATCATCGCCAAAGACATATACTATTCTCAAATCTATTAGCGCTGCAAAAAGCGTACAATTTATATATAGTCGCTTTGTAACTGCCGGCGCACTTGTTATTGCTCTTGCATTAGAAGCGAATGGATATACTCTTGCAGGCCGAGCAAAGTCTCTTTATGCAGATGGCATT